CTTTGCAGTATTAGCTTTGCACATTCGACACACGGAGCAAGGGTACAATAAAGTGTTGCACCCTCTGAACACCCTGTGCTCTTGGCTAGTTTGCAGATGGCGTTAGCTTCAGCGTGAATTACCTCAGCCTTAGTACCACCATTGGTTGTCTTACAATCGTTGTCCATACCCGAAGGCATACCATTGTAACCCATACTAAGTATGTTACCGTCTTTAACAATCACCGCACCTACTTTAGTATCGGCATCGTGACTCATTTGAGAGACACGATGCGCAATATCAATGAAGAGACTGTCCAGTTTATTTTGATCTGGCATTATATACTCGTAAATAGTTCATCCAGTGTATAAGTTAATCGCCCAGTTTCGGGACTGTAAGAAGCAGCTCCAGCTGATCCGGTGTTTCCCGTGAACCTTGATTTAAGAACTCTGAACTTGATTGTGTTTCTTTCGGCATCGTCGTCTGATACCAGGTTTCGTGCAAAGGCAATGATGTCGAACGAGATCTGCTTGATCGAGCCACTGCCTTTGATGTCATCGATTGACGCAAGGTTACCCTCCTCAAATGATTTACCACCGCCCGGGGCTTTACGCAAATGCGAAATAAGTCCAAGCCAAATGTTATGTTTCTTTACAATCTTAAGTAGATCACTCATGAGTTTGTCCACAGCTTCGTTACCACCCAACCCTTCAGCACCTTCAGATACTGCAATGGTAATGTGGTCAAGGATAAGATACTTGCAACCCATGAGTGCCATATATTCGATCTTATCCAATAGTGAAGTATCGGAGCAAGATCCTTGATGGTCAAGTAGAACAAGTCTTTCATCCTTGAAAACCTTTTCAAATCCAGCACGGAGTTCTGCATCTGATTGATTCTTAAGGTCCATGCTAGATCGCTCGAGTGCCATACCGATAAACTTTTCTGCAGTATCACCAACACTTTCTTCGAGAGATACAAGTCCAACCTTATCGTTTGTTTTAGCAAGAAGATCAAGAGCGATTTCTTTAATGACAGTAGACTTACCGCTGCCAGTACCGGAAGTAAACAAAGTAATTTCACCATGCCGAATTCCATTTAGCTTTTCATTAAGACCCTCTAAGCAATGAGGGTATGGAATACTTTCAACTGCTTGGCGTTGTTTAAACTGATCCCAGATAGGTTCACCTACTACAATACCAGCAGGTGACCAGGTTTGTGCATCCCAGTATGCTTGGAGTAACTTAGCAGACCCATGCTTAAGCAGTTCTTCTGCGGGATCTTTCTCTATTAGCTTAGCAACTTTACATCTACCAGCACCGATAATCTTTGCAGCTTTTTCAGATGCAGCTTTACCGGCTTCATCTTGATCAAAGAATAACACGACAGTTTCAAACCGTCGGATAAACGACAGCTGCTCAAGTAATACTTTAGTACCTGAAGCAGATGGGATAGATACTACGGGGAATACCTTATTGTATTTATCGTAGAAGGCTTGAGCAATTGCGCAAGCATCTAGCTCACCCTCAGTAATTACAAGAGACTTCCCACCCATTGACTGGGCTTGGCCGAATAGTTCAGTACCTGCAAAGTCACCGTGAATACGAAACTCTTTAGGTAACTGTCGCTCTTTGTACGCAGTTACTTTCCCATCTTTAGTGTATGGATAGAAGTGTGAACCACCAGAACCGTCAGGGTTTATTGCCATCTTAATTCCAAAGTGGTCTACAATTTGTTTTGAAATACCTCTGCTTGTAATCGCAAAGCTATTTAGATCTGTAATCTCTTCTAGTTTATTAGATGAGGTTGCTGTAGTTATAACATTGAAATCATTCATTTCTTTACTAACTTTCTTAGTTGAATAGTTACAGGAAAAACAGTGTGCACCATCATCATAGATTGTAAATGCATCTGATGAATCACACTTGGGGCATTCTGTTTGTACATATCTTGTCATTTCCAAAGCCTTTCTTCTTTAGCTTTACGAGTTTGTTTCCGCTTCAAAGAGTTGTTCTGCTTGTTCTGAATGCGTCTCGCCTTCTTTGATTTTAGTAGGGTCAACTCTTCCCACTCTGACAAAGAGAAACTCTCTTCCTTTTCGGGTAATTGTTTTATGTAGTTCTGCATGATATACCTTGTTATCATTAAACTCTTCAAAGATACCTTGATAAGTATCGAAGAGTGGTTTAATTACATTGTCAAGATCAGCTGCTCGATTTGAGAAGCCAGCTACTATATAGAACTCTACTTGATCATCACCGAAGGGCCACTCGACCCCTCGGATTTCATCACGTAGTTCGTTTTGATAGTCAATGTACTGTCTCTGCTTTATCGCTTTGTTTCGATAAGTCATGTTGTTCGCTGACAGAGGTTTGACTCGAAAGGTGTGCTCTAATACCGTCATATTCTTCCCATGATGTTAGCATTCGCAATAGCTTATGACTAACGTCTAATTGTTTTAAGGACCCAGTATGACCACGCCATGCTGCACGAACCCTATTCCATTGTCGTTTAGCTGGTATACCTTTAAGTATTTTCTCAGCTTTCTTTGGACCAATACCTTTTAGTCCTGGAATATTATCAGAGTTATCGCCAGTCAAACACTGTAACATTAGATTGTAATGTGCAGTATCATCATCAACGAATTGCCAAGTATCTTTACCATAGTTGTAATGGTTACCTGGTATTTGCAGTAAGTCTTTATCGATACCACAGATTACATATTGTTCACCGTGATCTCGAGATTCATGAGCCCAGATTGAAACTAAATCATCAGCTTCCATACCATCAGCAGGGCGAGCGCCCTTATCAACAGCATACTTAAATAAGAAGTTTAGTTTATCTCGGATCTCTTGGTCTAGATTAGGACGAGTTGCTTTATACTGTGGATAAAACTCTTTACGAAAATTATCTTTACCCTTAACAGCATAATGCACATTGAAGTGTTCGTCTTCATCAAATGGGTTGCACAGTTTATCTTGTACAGTTAGTTCCATCTTACGACAAAACTTATCGTAGTTGCTGCGCATGTCTGATTCACTTGTATTACCGTATGCAATCTTAAAGAAGATTGAGTCTGTGTCTACAAGCATGTTAATGTTTTTCATTATATTGTCCATACAGCTTCAACACCCCAAATCCTATCGATTTCTTTTCGATACATTGGGTTGTTTGGTTCATCGTAAATAGGATTACTAAAGGCTAAGCAGTCTTTAATAACATGGCCCTTAGAAGTATGATAACATTTCACCATGTGAAACCATTCATTGGGTTCATAACCCTCAGGTTTCGGATGAGCAGTAACCATATAACCAGGGTGCTCAATAGATTTATCAGTGGACATCTGCATAGTTATCTCCAATCGATCCTTCGCCTGCCATAATAGTAACACCAACTTGCTTAGGTCCTTCAGCAAATGATTCAGTTAGAATCTCAAGTACTCGCTCAACATCTTTTTCAGATGCAGACCAAGCCACCTCGTCATGATAGTACAGTCGAGGTTGTGCATCAAGTCCTTCACTTTTAATCTTTGCAATCTGATATGCAACTGCAGATTTAGTAGTGATAGCTTCGCAAGATTGAAGCAGGTAGTTAAGGGTTTGGTAAGGTTGTGGTGTATAAACACGGCGACCATCAAGACCAGGTATGTAACCTTCTGTTCCATGATTAGACGTTTGTTTCCAGATAGATTCGATTTTATCTTTGAGACCACGCAATCCTGGAATTGCATCTCCATACTTTTCGATAGAATCATTACCAGCTTTAACAATCTTCTTACCTGTAAGCACTTGGCCTAGCTTAGTAGGTCCAGCACCAAACAAGAAAGCGTAGATCCATGTTTTAGCTGTACGTCTATCAGTACCAATAATGTCTGCATTGTATTGATGAATATCACCAGACAGAATTTGTGTTGTCAGGTTTTTATCATTAACATAATGAGCAAGACTGCGGAACTGATTACCACTTGAGTCAGCACCAACAATCTTACGACCTGGTTCTGCTACAAGACATTGGCGTAACTCTTTACCCCAAGCTGCAGTAGCTGCAGGCAGGTTAGCAATAACTTCATGGCGACAACGGAATGTTGGAGTACCTACAATCCATAATCTACCGTGTAGTCTACCACCTTTAAGTTCACGGAACCAACCCTCTAGTACACCTTTACGTGAGCGGAGTGTGGTCCATTCATCAATGAGTATACCGTGCTCACCAACTTTTTCTAGTGAAGTTGATGTTAGCTTAGGTGATTTCTTTTCCCAGCCATATACACCGCGCTCCATCTTCCAGTCATCTGGTTCCCAGCCAATAGAGTAAAGATACTCTTTAACTTGTTCCATATTACCGAGTGTAGCTTTGATTGTTTCTTTACGTTGAAACTCTCGACCAGCTGCAAGCATATGTGTATCAGTAGGTTTAACTTCACGCTTAAAGTATTCAGTAAGCATGCGTGCAGTTGTTGCAGTATACTCGCCTTTCTTTGTAAACTTCGGAGTCTTAGCAACTTTATCTTTGTATTTAACGATGTCTGGTAAGTGTGGTTCGACGACACCTTCAATGTATTTCATACGATTAATAAGTTTGTCGAGTGTATCTTTACCTTTATCCGTATCAAACTGCCATCCGTAATGTCTACAGTAAGCATCAAACTTTGCAGCTTCCATTTCTGCTTTCAAACCCTCACGAATAAGAGGTTGCTTAGCAGCAAGCGCAGTGAGTTCTTCCATTAGCTTCTTAAAGATTACAGTATTAAGTTGTACATCACGTACACAATATGTAACCATTTCTTCAGAGAATTCTGAGAAGTTATCAAAGTGTAGCTTGTGATAACCTAGGTGTTCACCCCAGCCAGCTAAGCCATGCTTGTGTGGTCTGCGGTAATTAAGAACTTGTGATGCAATCCATGTATCAAAGAACTTATTATTGTATAGATCAACGCCATATAGCTTTAGTATGACAAGCGCATCAAAGCCAATGCCATTATGTGCGACAAGCAGCTCAGCATTTTTAAGCATGTTTAAGCCAGTTGCAATATCACCATTGCATTTTATAGGTTGATCAGTATACTTCATGATACGTCCAGTATCAATGTCTTCCATGATTAGACACCATATTTTGGTAGCGTCTAACCCATCAGTTTCAATATCAAATGTTAGTCTCATTGGTTTCTCTTTCTAGCATATGCTGGTTGAGACATTTAGGGCAGTGATCATCGAGCCTATCTATCCACATTCTTTGGTATAAGACAGCGCATGATGGGCACTTAATTATTTCGAAAGGTAGCTCAGTAATATGATCAACATCACTCCTCGTATGTTTGGGCAACTTGTCTGGCATTTACATAATATCCTGCATTAAATTTAGATGGGCGCAGGTTTTTAAGGAAATCCATATAAGATAAAATACCTACGACATTAACTTCGACTTCATCACCTGCTTTAAGGAGACGCTCTGGCCTACTAACCCATTCACAGAATACAAATGTTTCAACATCTGTTGATTGCCATGCAAGGTATGCCATTTTCTTATGAGCAATGTTATAGAACTTATCAATAAACTTTACGTCAACATTACCATACACATCAGAAACACCATCGACTTTCCAAGAGTCGTGGTCATCCCATTGATCTGTGCTAATCATGTGGTATTCAAAGATCTCGCATTCAATATCTCTAATGAGTTGTTGCTCAGAGCGTTGACCCGCATTGTATATATTTGAGCGGGCAATGCATTGATTTACGAATTCTTGTGTGACTGTAATTTTCATTTACTCTTCCTTTCCGAAGACTCTTGTAAGAACGCCTGTTGTATGCGTATGGTCCGGTCCACTCCATCCCTCAGGTTTAATAAGATCAGGAAGACCGAGAGGGTTGGGGCGCGAAGCCTTAACGCCAGGCTCTTTCGCCATGTTTGCTTCCATGACTTCAGCCCAAGCACCAGCGGCGTCGCAGCCGAATGCATCCAGTGTACCGATGGCGATAACACATAGGTCGATAAGGCCATCAACAACTTCAGCTGGATCTGAGTTATTAAATGCTTCTTCTGTTTCATTTAGTTCTTCTTTCAGAAATTGAATACGGAATTCTAAAAACTTCTTTAGAGATTTCATATCTCCTTCGTCTAGTTTATTGTTAACCCAATCATGCACACCAAATAGGTTATGCATGTCTTCAATGTGATAATGCCAGGGCACATCAGTATTTACTTGATAGCTCATGTCTATTCCTTTACTGAATATTTAATGGAGTCTTCGTATTTGTAACTTGAAATTGTAAGATCTGATGGTTCAAATGAATATACATCTGATTGCTTTTTCAAGTCGTATTCAGGTGGAGCCCACGGCAAACGCTTAATTTGTTTATGAGCATCGTTAATATGGTCGGCGTATACATGAGCATCGCCAACTATAAACTTAACAGTACCTGGCCTAAGGGAAGCAGCACTACTAAAGCATAGAAGCATAGTTGCAGAAAGAACCACATCACTGGGAACTCCCACCATCCAATCTCCGGATCTTTGGATCCATAGGAGATCCAATGTGTTACCATCAGAATAAAACTGGTAGTTGTGGTGACAGCAGGGTAGATTAAGATCATCGAGTTTATCAGGACGCCATCCACTAATAACCATGCGACGATCAGCTGGATTGTTAAGCAAGCTGTCAATAACATGCGCCATTTGGTCGACACCATTGAAGTCACGCCATGCATTACCATAGTCAACAGCAATCGAACCATCTTCGTTAGCCCATTGATTCCAGTAGTTGCAGCCCCATCTTTCAAAGTCTTTAACATGTCGTGGACCTCTAATCATCGCGGCGTACTCGCCTAGCACACCTTTGTAAAACATTTGGCGTGTTGTAAGCAGCGGAAAGAAGCCACTTTCAAGTGAAAATTCCATTGTTTGAAATGGCAACGAGTGTGTTACAGCATTTCGAGTTTCTCTTACTGTTCCGTTATGTATGATTTTTCTAGCAATATCAATGTATTGCGATTCAAGTGTCCAAGCCATTTGAATTCCTTTCTAGATTATACCTAGCACCCAGTTTTCTGCGCAGTCTTCTGCATACTGTTCTGAGTGTCCTTTAATATTACGGTCTTCAACTATTGTAACATCTTTAAGCATTGTTACAGTATATGAGCCGTCTGCTTCGAGAAATACATAAGCCTTGCGGTCTTTGTATTCATTGGTTCCATAGAATGTGTGCAGTTCCATTACTCAACATGCCTCAAAATCTTTTCGCTATATACGTGTAGCACACCACGATCGTCTTCAACTACTAAGCGGATAGCACCACTTAGCTTTTCAAATACTGAAACGACGATACCTACAAACGTATAGTCGCCGCCAACTTTTTCTACTTTATCACCTACATTAAATGCCATTCTTTTTATTCTCCAAATATGCTGCGAACATTGCGCAATAAACTGCCATGTCAACTAGCGTGTCCTCAAGTGCTTCGAAGTTTGTATCTTGATCACCCTCACAAATATTGCGCATACGCAAATACTTTGTATGAATCATGTGGATGTAAGATGTATCTCCGAACGGGAAGTAATCTTCTTCAGTCCATGTACCGCCTTGATAGTCTTTAGACTTGCGTTCTTTAAGCTCAGCGGCTTCATGTAAAATTTGTACTGCAGTGACTTTCGCCATGTCAGCTTCCTTTCTTTTATTGATTGGAGAGGCGGCGTTAGCCGTCTTTAGCATCTGTTCCGCCTCTATTTCTCTCATTATTCTGCCGTAATCGGTCATTTTTATCTCGCTTTCGATCATATTTTCTTTTGTTTTTAACTACTTGGTGTTTATATTTAGGATCACGAAGTAGCTTTGCGTATGGATTTATAGGGGTAACTCGCATGCTGCATACTCCGGATGTCGGTTATTAAAATTAAATGTCTCCTTAAAGACTTAACTTGGAGGTTTACTATGGGTTATGAAAACTGTGGAAAACACCCGAACTCGCT